GTTTATCTTTAGAGTTTTCTGACTCAGAAGGGACAAACTTCGTAAAGAATATGATTACTGCAAGAATTGAGTCTCAAACCGCTATTGTTATAGAGCAGCCTTTAGCTGTGGTTTTAGGTGATTTTACTGCATCATAAAAGAGTCTATTGTTGTTTTTGGCACGTATTAGGGGTTAAACCTTAATACGTGTTTTTTTTGTATATTTGTTAAAAGCAATAATTATGAAACTATTATTAAATACAGAAGATGACGACGGTAATTCTTCATTTACAGATTTTTATATAAATGAGAAAAAAATAGTAGGTTGGTATTTACCACAACCAGAAGATGACGGAGTTGAAATGATAAATCTATTCTTTCAATCTCACATTTTAACCGTAGTAAGAAATGAAGAGTTAGTTCTGTATTTAGATGATAAATTTAATATTAACTATTATAAAAGTAAAGATTAATGGCGTACTTAGATGTTATATCGTTGGCAGAGGCTAAAACATATTTAAGAGTAGACGACACTTTGACAGATGATGATACACAAATATCACGAATGATTAAGAGTGCTTTATCTACTATTGAAAAGCGAACAAATGTATTAGTTTACGCACGTTCTAAGAATTATTTGTTTCAAGATTACTGCGTTAGGGTATATGATTTCCCTATTAACTCACTTACATCACCAACAGATGCAGAAGTCGAGAATAAAGCACTACATACTAACTATGAAGCAAGTAAAACAACAGATGTAACGCTAGTTTTAAACGTTGGGTATACTGACCCTTTAGACGTTCCTTATGAGTTGATAGATTGTGCTTTACAATACGTTAAATACTTATATTACGAAGCTGAAACGGATAAAGCAAATAAAGGTATGTTGCCTTTTTGGTTACAAGATATGATAAACCAAAACAAAAGATTTATTATTTAATGAGAGCAAGAGGTTATAGTAGACAAATAGAAGTATGGCAAACTACACCTAGCGATGATGGTTTTGGAGGTGATGGTGTTACTACTGCGTTATTAGGTAAAAGTTGGTGTAGTATTAAGACACCAAGTAAAGACTATAGAACTACAGCCGAAGGAATAACAGAAACTAATAATATTTTAATACTAACTTTACGTAAAAGAAATGATTTAGTTTATAATAGTGAAAATATGTTTTTCGTTTATAAGACTGTTAAGTATGTAATAAGCTCTGAGCCTGTCAATGTAGGTTTTGAGGATAGAGATATCGAAATAATTATAACAAGTGGCTAAAGGAACTATCAAAGGACTTGATAAACTATTTAAAGACTTATCTAATTTAGGTAAGGATGTTCAAAAAAAGGTTGCTATTGTTACAGATGCAAATGCTAAAGAAATAGTAGTAGACGCAAGACAGCGCGCACCTATAGATTTAGGTAAGTTAAGACAAGGCATAAACAATGAGAAGAAGGGAGAGTTTAATCAAGTAATATTCGCAAGAGAAAAATATAGTGCTTATTGGGAATTTGGTACAGGTGGTATGGTTAAAGTACCAAATGAATTAAAAGAAGTAGCGATACAGTTTAAAGGTAAAGGAGTAAAAGAAATAAACTTACAGCCAAGACCTTATTTATATCCTGCATTTGTAAAGGGTAGAGAACAATATTTAGAAGATTTAGAGGATTTACTAAAAAACGAAATAAAGAAGATATGATTAAACAACTTCCAGATAAATGGGTTCGTAAAGCAATACATACAGCAATCAATAACTGTAGTGTTTTAGACGTTTTAAATAGCATTAATGTAACAATACCTTGTTATGATAGTAGAGTGCCTACAAACGGCAATAAGACGCACTACATACTAATGACAACGCAAACTAATAGAGTGGCAAAAACTAATAAATGCGAGGATATGTACGAAAGTAGTATTTTGTTAGATATCGTTACTATTTATAACGGTTCTGGTAATGTTGGCTCTAGGGTTTTAGCTGATAACATTTTAGATAAAGTTAGAGAGTTGACTAATGATTTAGTCTTAGATGTTACAAGTAGTTTAGTAGTACAAAGGCAAACACAAGACTTTCCTAATGATATAGTTAGCATAACTAAAACGCAGAACGTATTTAGAAAGTTAATGAGGTTAGAACTTACAATAGTTTAATTACCTTTTTATTCCAAAATCTGATTTTCTAATTTTACACATTCTACCGTCTGTTAAATGATGAAATACTATTCCTTCAATATCCTTAACAGTTAAAAAGTGTTTTATTCTATCAAATTCAAAGTTAATTAAAGGTAATATATTTTTACCATGCATTATTAAATGATGTCCTTTTATTTTCTCTGGGTTTCCTTGAACTTTTTCACCGCAAAGCTCATAAGTTGCGTCTAAAGGTGATGGATTTAGCATAACAAGGCTGTTAAACGCTTCAAAATGATATTTATTAGAATTATCATTAGGTAAGCAAGGCGTCCAATGTGGATGATGTCCTGTAATTAAATCAGCTTCTTGACAAGGTATTGAATTAGGTGGTAAAGTTCTACCTTTTTTTAAATCAAATCTTTTATATAGCTTACCATTAATAATAGCGCAACTTGTACCGTCAAACTTTCTTGTAGGTCGTGAAAACTTTATCGCCCATTCATTTTCTGGGTTAATCTCATTAATTACTCTACCTAAATTATTAGGGTCTTTCTTAAATAATGTACTTAATTTTTTCATTGTTATTTGTTTTAATTACACTCGTCTAACCATTCACAAGCAGGGCATTGATTATCACACTTATTTTCTTTACCGTTTAAATCTTCGTTTTCGCAAGAGAAATCTTTATTTTTCATAATATAGTTATTAAAAACCCACCTAATTACGGTGGGTTAAAGTTGGGGAACTGCGTATTATTTATTTTACAAAGTATTCTATTAAATATAATTTAGGAGCTACATATATAAATACTAATTGATAAATATTAATTATAGCTACTATTATAGTTGCAAGAGATGTGATTCCAAAAAAAATAGCCATTACCTCTTTAAAGCTATCATTATAATCCCATTCTGCTGTTTTATAAAAATATATAAAAAGAATCAAGGGAACTATAAACAAACACGCTCCCATAATATGGGATGCAATATGCCATTGATAAAATTCTTGTAATAATAAAGGTGCTTGTTCAATTACAAACTCACCGCTTTTTTCAGCTACATTTAAAGCCTTTTCCAAAATTGTACTTAATTGTTTTTCTAATTCGTTCATTGTTATGTTTTTTTATTTTTAGTTTAATTTATCCGTTACTAATCTTGTACACTACGTTGTAAAAAATAAAAATTATTTAAAGTTCTTTTTTAATATCTTTTTGTTTTGCTTAATTAATTCATTAACACAGTTTCGCATTATACTATATTTTATATCTGTTTTTAAAAGCAAGTCAATTAGTTTTTTATTGTTTATATATTTTTCTCTATCCTCCATAATTTTTAAATTTAACAACACCGTATATAAAAAATAAAGTGTCAGTGATTAATATTAATTATACACCAAAGATACAATGCAAATTAACAATAAAAAAACCATTCGTCGAAAAAACTAAAATAATCCTAAACTATAACTTAAATTTATAGTACGTTTCCATTAAATAAATTTTATTTATATTTGTATCTATAAATAATTAAATAAATTTTTAAAATGAGTGTATTCATAAAAGGGGATGATGTTATCCTATCAATTTGGGACAGTTCTGCTTACAAGCCTGTAGGATGCCTTACATCAAACGATATTAGTTTTACTAGAAATGTAATTGAGGCACAGACTAAATGCGAACCAGGTCTTATTATAAAGCAAGCAGGTTCGACAAGTTCTGAAATCTCTTTTGAGGCTACTTACATTGTAACGGATGCTGCTAAAACATCTTTTGATGAGTTGCTAGCGTTTATTAATGTTGCTAGTGGAACTACTCAAGACTGGAAAATTACAAGTGCTCAATCTTCTCCTGTAGCTTACTATGGTAGTGCGGTCTTATCTGATTTAGCATTAACATCTGCAGCTGGTGATGAGTTTGCTACTTTCTCTGGAAGTTTATCAAATAGCGGATTGATTGTAACTGTAGACCCTAACTAATAAATAAAAAAAAATGAAACAACAAATAGAGATAGATTTTGAAGGTAAAAAACTAGGCTTCCATTTTGGACTTGGATTTTTAGGTGAGTTATTAGACAATTTAGGTTTTTCAATTGATGAATTACAAGTAAATATAGAAAAAAACCCATTTAAAGTAATCCCGAAAATAATGCATACGTCTTATGCTTATAATTTAGAAAGGAAAGGAGAGAAAGTAGATTTAAAGTTATATGATTTTATTGATTTACTAGACACGGTTGGCGGTGTAACATCTGAGGGTGTAAGTTCTTTTTTAAGTGCTTTTACAGATAGTATGACTAAAGACGTACCTGTATCTAAAAATAAAATCCCAACAAGGGGAAAGTCGAAAGCGAACCTAAAAAAGTAGACTGGGCAAGTGATGTTATTTCTTTTGCTTTAGGTGAGTTAAAAACTCCGTCTTTGTCCTATGTTTACGATATGACGTGGGCGGAGTTTTTAATTAGACAACACGCATATAATCGGATAGATAAAAATGAGTGGTATAAAGTTCGGGAGATAGCGTATGCATCGCTAATAGGTTCGCATAGTGACCCCAAGAAATTACCTAATTCAAAGGAAAAATTTATTCCTTTAGATGATAATAATGACTTTGAATTAGAGAAAATGAGACAAACGATTTCAAAAGCTCGAGAGGAATATAATACTAAAAAGTAATGGCAAGATTAGAGGTCGAAATTGGTGCAAAAATAGATAAGCTAGTATCTGAACTACAAAAAGCAAAAGTAGCTTTAAAAGGGTTTGGTGCTACTGCTGATAAGATAAAGGACAAGTTTAAGAAGTTAGGCGAGAGTATGTCTAGGATTGGTAAGTCGATGAGTACTTATTTAACACTTCCTTTAGCCGCAATTGCAGGTGCTTCTATTAAAATGGCTTCCGACTTTACAGAAAGTTTAAATAAGGTAGATGTTGCCTTTAAAAACTCCTCCAAAGAGGTTAGAAAATTCGCAGAAACAACCTTAGAAACTTTTGGTATTGCAGAAGGTACTGCATTAGATATGGCTGCCTTGTTTGGTGATATGGCTACATCAATGGGTGTGCCAACAGATAAAGCAGCAACATTGTCGACCGCTATGGTTGGTTTAGCAGGTGATTTATCTTCTTTTAAAAACATTAACATAAAAGAGGTTACAACTGCCTTAAACGGTGTTTTTACAGGTGAAACAGAATCTTTAAAAAGACTAGGTATTGTTATGACACAAACTAACCTAAAGCAATACGCTTTAAGTCAAGGAATGTCTGCTAATATTGAAACAATGACGCAAGCACAAAAGGTTCAATTGCGTTATGCTTATATTTTAGAGAAAACAAAAAACGCACAAGGGGATTTTGCAAGAACAAGTGACGGTTCAGCGAATCAGATGCGTATTTTTTCGGAATCTGTTAAAGAATTGACGGTTGCGTTTGGTGAAATACTTTTACCATACTTTACAAAAGCGATTACATACGTTAATAAAGTAGTTAAAGCGTTTACAAACTTATCACCAGCAACAAAAAAGATTATTGTAGTTGTTGCAGGACTTGTTGCGGTTATCGGGCCGCTACTTGTTGCTTTAGGTTTTTTATCTACAACAATAATACCTGCTTTAATTACAGGATTTACGATATTACTAGGGCCAATAGGATTAATAAGTGCAGCAATTGTTGCTCTTGGTATTTTAGTTTATAAAAACTTTGATGCTATTATTATAAAAATAGCAGAATTTTACAATTCATTTGTAGATGTTTATAACCAAAGCACTTTATTAAGAGGTGTTATTGCTTCAATAGGGTTACAGTTTAAAACACTTTTTACCGTTGCTAAGTTTGCTTTTAAAAGTATGTGGGCGTATATTAAAGGAGTAGGAACTAATATAGTTGACTTATTTAACAATATAGGTAAAGTTATAGCAGGAGCTTTAACATTTGATTTAGATAAGTTAAAAGAAGGCTTGTTTGGTGTTAAAAATACTATAAGTGGCACTTTTACTCAAATAGGTACAGAAGTTTCTAATAACGCTAAAGAAGCTGCAGTAGAGATATCTAAAAACTTTACAGAAGCATTAGACAACACTATAAACGGACACTTAGAAAAGAAAACACCCGAACAAATAAAAGAAAGTTTAACCTCGTTAGGTGAGTCTTTAAAAGAAACTGCAAAAGAAGCAGGTGAGGCTGTAGGGATAGAATTTGCAGAAGGTTTTGAAAGTACATCTACAGGTAGAAAAAAAGCAGTAGCGGTTATACCCGAAAGTGTTGGATTAGCTAATTTAGGAGCAACAATACCAGTTCCCGAAATTGATACAGCACCGTTAATAAGTAATTTACAAGCGGTTGTAGATATTTCTCCAAATGTAGCAGGAGCTTTTGAAAATATAGGGTTTTCAATTGGAAATGCACTAACTAACGGAACAAGTGTTTTAGGTGCTATAGGTAGTGCTTTATTAAGTACTATTGGTGATATAGCTATAAAATTAGGACAAGCTGCTATAGGTATAGGTGTTGCTATGATGGCAATAAAATTATCTTTTACAAATCCACTTACAGCAATTGCTGCAGGGGTTGCTTTAATTGCAATAGGTTCAGTAATAAAAGGCGTTTCTGGTATTGTTTCTGGAGGAAGTAGCGGAGGTCAAACAGGGTCAAGTAATTTTAGCGGTTCAAGCGGAGGTAGTAACTTTGGAGCATCTAGTGGAGGTAGCGGTGGTACAGTAGTATTTGAAATTGCAGGTACAAAATTAGTCGGTGTATTATCAAACACATTAAGAAGAAATAGAAATTTAGGAGGTTCATTAACAATTCCATAGACTATGAGTAAAACAATATTTTTAACTTTTAATGCGTCTCCAGTAGTAGCAGTAGGAGATAATATTACTGTAAAAATTAATACTACAACTTCTATATTAAATCTTGTAGAGGATTTTAAATCTTCGAGAAGTGGACTATATGAAACGGAAGTGCCGTCTACGTATACGTCTAATCAAATGGCTCTTAATTTTGCTTTTGCTTGGAATTTAGATTATAAAATACAACCTATAAACCCTAGTAATAGAGGCAATATTAACGCAAATGCTACAGGTAACGTAGTTAGTATAACGGTAGATGATGATTCTTGGACTTTTCCAGACCCAACAGGAATTGCAATAGATAGCGGTGCAATTAGTTTTTATGTACCCGTAGTCAATGAAGTTTTAATACAAGATTATACAGAAAGCAGTACAAACCCTTGTTTTTTTGTAGATATTGATTTTTTAATTAATGGTGGTGTTTCGCCTTATAGTTTTTATGTAGATAGATTATTAACTCTAGAAAATCAAAATTCAACATTTACATACAACGCACCTCGTGGTATAAGTAAGGTTATAAGTGTTCTTGATGCCAACGATGATGTTGTAGGAATAACAGTAACCGAGAATACAAGCCAAACAAGTAATATAGAAATAGCATTAGTACCTAACGGTAGTAACGCTGATATTACCATTACAAATGACGTTGTTTCAGACGTAGTATCTCCTTTTACATACTCATTAGATGGTGTAACTTATCAAAGTTCAAACGAGTTTTTAAATGAGTCTTATGGGACTAAAATAGCTTATGTTAAAGATGCTTTAGGATGCGTTAATACATTAAGTTTCATATCAGGAGATGGGCTTATTTATTACAGCGATTTTAAAGATTTAATGAATATTAGCCATAGATTAGAAATTTATAAAGAAGGTTTTGTAAATAGTGCAACAGAAATAGTAGCTGATGTTTTATTAGATTATCCTGATTGTAAAGAAAATCAAGAGGCAATAAAAGTTTGTGGTTTAACGGTTAATTTATTAGCTAGTGATGATTTATCTTTTTCAGATTTATACTCAGAAGATGAAAGGGTTTTTAGAGTTGTTTATAAAAGAAACGATATTACTCTATTTAATGGGTTTTTGTCTACCGATGGATTATATGAGAGTTTTGTTGATTCTAAATGGTACATAGATTTGCAAGCTATTGATGGTATTGGTTATCTAAAAGATTTAAGTTATGTAGAGGATTCAACAGGATTGCCGTTTTTAGGTAAACAAACAGATTTGCAAATTATTTCAAACTGCTTAAAGAGAACAAAATTAACTAACGGAATTAGAACAAGTGTAAATATTTTATATACAGGTCTGTCAGATGTTGACGTATTGGATAATGTATATGTAAATACTGAAAGATTTATAAAAGACGACCAAGACACAATAATGGACTGTGAAGCTGTTTTAAGAAGTGTTTTAGAAAAGTACAACGCAACAATAACTTTTTTTGAAGGATATTGGTATATTTATAGAGCAAATGAATTATTTGATGATTCAATAGTGAATTTCTATAATTACGATAAAGATGGTACTTTTATAGATATGTTGGATAAAAATTTATCTTTTTCTGTAGGAAGTCAAATAGATGATTTTTATCCACATCATGTAAATTCAAATCAAAAAAAGAGTATACAGCGCTCTTTAGGTATTTATAAGGTAAATCTAAAATGGGGAAATGTTTTTCCGTATTACGAGAATTACTCATTAGTTTGGGATGGCTTAACTATTGATGACTGGACTATTAATAGGTCTAGTGGAGTTACTAATATTAACGATAGGGGGTTTTTAATGACTAGAGAAGTAGACCCAATACAAGTCGTTTTAACAAGTGATAATTATACGGTTTCGTCAGATAATAGAGTAGAATTTAAGGTTACTTTCTCAAACCAAAACGAAATTGATGTACCTTTTATAAATGGAGGTGCTACATTAAATGCAAAAGTAATATACGTAAAAGGAGGTAACACTTATTGGTTAGATAGAAATGGAAAGTTTGGAGCTGATACGTTAATACAGTTTGCAATAGATTTTGGTGAAAAAGATTTTACTTTAAGAGTTATAAGTGATAATTTACCAGAGGTTGGAGGGTATTTTTATATTCAAATTTGGACTCCAGGTTTCGGAAGTGCTACTTACCCTATATTTATTTCTAACATTACTTTACAAACATTTAAAGGAGATAGTGAGGCTCAAGGTAAAAATTACACAATTGAAAAAACTCTTAACCCTTTAAAATCATCAAACGAAAAAGTAAAAGAAATGTTTAACGGTGATGTTGTTGATGGCACTTATTACGCTACTATTTATAAAAACAACCAAATTACAGAGACGGCTACTTGGTTTAGAAAATATAAAACTGAAAGTAAAGAACTATTAAGGTTAATGGCTGAAGATAGAATAAAAATGAATTGGACGCCTAAGACTATATTTGAGGGTGATTATTTTGGTTATGTACCTTATCTATCTATTTGTGATATTAATAACGTAACTGGAAAGTATATGGCTATTGATTACGTTTATAATGTAAAAGAAAATATAACAAGTATTAAGTATTTGCAATTACTAAATGCTGATATAACAGATTCAGATATTATCTATAGTTCAAGTTTAGATTATGGGAATGTTGTAAAACCAACAATTAAGGGTTAATAGATAAAATCTATAGCTTTTTAAAAAACAATAAAAAAAGATTATATTTGTATTATGGTTAATGGACTTTATAGTATTTTTTACATAAATATAGGCGACGGTTTTAAACCTGTTGCTTGTTTAACTTCTAGTGATTTTGAGGAAAGTGTAGAAACCTTAAACAGTACTACGAGAGACAATCAAGGTTGGAATACACAGGTTTTAACAAATCAAAGTTATTCAGTTAATT